TTAAAAGTATATTTGCCATTGGTGCAACACCAGGCATTTTAACTTCTGGAAGGACTGTACCTAAAGATGCAGTATTACCAATCACTGATTCTGGCATACCAGAAAATGACTGTAGCCCCATGTATTGAAGCGCTCTTAGCGCAGCATTGCCAAATTCACCAACTAATGGGTAAACAATGTATTTTTTACCAGTTGAATCTGTATGAACAAACCCTGGATAATTAACACCATGGTTAATCATTTGTGCTTCGCGGAAAGCATTTAAGGCTCTTCCATCTTGAAAAGCAACCCGACCAAGACGCTTCATTGCTTGCTCTTGAGCAAAGTAAAATGGAAATACGTTACGGCTCATAGTTGCCCATTGAGAGCGTAGAGCAGGATTGTGAATAAGCGGAATCATTGCTGATGTTGCTTTTTGTCCAGCAATACGTAGCGCATCATCTTCGGTTAATAAACCAGAATCAACCATTGGTTTCATATCTCTATAATTTTCATATAGATAATGAGCAAAGATTGGCTCACGGGAAACATGGTCAATTACTGGGTTAATAAATGTTCTATAACCCAAATCTAAAACTCTATCTAAAGGATTTGCCCAACTTGGTTTATGTGACTTGCCAATTACTTTATAAGGAACATCTGAAACTGGAACATTTTTTAATTCAGTTTCGTAGGTGCGCTCACCATTGCGAATATTGTTAATGAGGTTTTCATGGATCTTTCCACTAGCGCCTTCAACCATTCCACGGAATGTATCAACTACTTCATTAGCAAATGATGCTGGAACGCCTTTGGATAGACCAACCATTGTCTGACGTAAATCAGCATATTGGCTTGGATCTTTAACCCGTGCTTCAAAAAGTGATTTAACTTGTGACCATTTTTCATCATTGCTTAATGTATTCCAATTTGACGACTTTGAAAGACGTTGCCAATCTTGGGCTATATTTTGGTCAAAAATTTCATTACGTGATTTTGAAAGATTTAATGCCCAGTATTTATGAAAATGAGGATCAGTTCCAGTAAGGCTAGCCAATTCTTCTGTAGGTTTTGCGGTATGACCTTGCAATTGAGCAAGTATATCTACACGCTCATCGGCATTATTTTTAAAAGATTTACCGTGATCTGATGCAACACCAGCAGGTAAGCCTTTGCCAGATCCCATAAGTTGTTGATATTTTGTAACAACATCAAGTTTATCAGCTGCGATGTATGGGGCTATTTTGCTGTTAATAAATCCAACTGGTGATAGTCTGTGAGCAACGCCGCGAATATCCGTGGCTAACTGATTAACCCTTTCAACCTTATCAAGGGCTTTATAAACATCAGCCTTTTGTTTAATAAGTTTAGTTACAGCATTATCTACAACTGGCTTGCCTGTAAGCAATGCTTTGTGATCTTCGTCTGTTAAAGCCTGAGCAGCACCATCTGCTAAACGCTGGATAGTATTCTTATCAAGACCTTGTAAAATATTATATTTGGCTGCGCTTTGCGCTACCTGTGATTGTAGATAATCGCCAAGACCAGCACGAACTATTTGATGTAATGCTTCCGATGAAGCAACACGAAGTCCAAAGCCTGAACTAAAAAGGGTAAGTGGGGCAAAGATTTTATCTGTGTAATATGTCCAAAAATCATCCGCTTTTTGATATAGCAAACCATGTATAGTTGATGATCTCATTGCTTGACGCAATTGCTTAAAATCAATAAATGCGTTTCCGCCTTGTTGCCAAGAACGAAGCGCTACACCTTGTACTCCACCATCAACTAGGTCTACATAGCCTCTTGGAGTACCACGTTGATCGTGACCATAGTTAATTGTTGCTAGATCGCCACCATCGGTTGAACGCTGAGCTTGTGACATAACTTTTTCAACAATTGCATCTGTTTCTGGAAGTCCTGCATTTTTTACAACTTCTTTAATAAGGTTGCCGTACATAAATTGTTTTTGAGCCAGATTATCTTCTAGCATAATTTTGGCTGTATGTTCAAGAGCAAGGTCATTTGGCATGGAATAACGAGCCATATTGTAAATTTGTGGACCTACTTGTGGATCATTCCAGTCAAATTTTTTGCTTGAAAGTTCTAATGTTTTAGCATTAAGCACTAAAGACTTGTATCCAGTAAAAGTACGGGCTTTGCCAGCAAGAGCGTTTAATGCTGCTTCTTTGGCTCCTGTTAGATCAAGCATACCTGCTTTAACCATAGCGGTTGGAAGTCCACCCCAAAGGGTTTGTTTCTTTATGGTTCCATTAGGATTTATAACTGGATTGCCTGCATTGTCAACAACGGTTGATGACTTAGGCAAAAGAAGATTACGTTCTTCATTAAGCGCTGTATCTTGTTGCTTCAAAGCATTTAACGTTTTACCAGCAAAAGCGCGAGCAGCGGTTTGTGTAGGCAAAACTAAGGTAGTTCTAGGCATGGCATCTTGACCAACTAATTCAGAAGAATAAATGCTTTTACCAAGTTCATTAACAACTGCTTCTGGGGTTGTTGCTTCTGCTAACTTAGAGGCTTCATAAGTTGTAAATTGGCTACGAGGAAAAAGGTTTTGAATTTCAATTGGGTTTTTAATATCAGCAATTGTATTAACTGCTCTACGAAAAGCAGTATTAACTGGATTATTGAAAGCATCTATAATTTGAGATGAACTATATGCTTTGCCAGCATATGAAGTCATAAAATTATTAACTGCATCTGATTGTGCGGCAATAGGCAAAGTAGCAACAGTTTTTGTTGGCTTGCCAGCGGCATCAAGTATAGTCTTGCCAGTGTCATCAACAGCAGCGGCAACATATTTACCAGATTTAAGACTTGAGTTTAATTTACCAGCACCAATAATTGGGTCTGCTGTAAAATCAAATACTGCATCAGTAACGCCTGAGATTGTTTGTCCAAAACCATGTTCTGTATCGCCAAGTGCTTTGAAGCCAGGAAGATTAGATAAACTTTTAGATAAATCTCTACCAGGAGAAACTAGATAATTTGGATCTTGAGATTTAGCAATTGAATCTTTAAAATTTGGTATTAACTTACCAAGACCACGTTCAGCAACAGCTGCAAGGTCAGCACCAGCAATAGCACCTGCTGGACCACCAGCAAATGCACCTGCAACTCCACCGCCAACAACACCAAGGGTTGCTAATACGCCTTGCCAAACAGAGTGATCTGCATAAACGCTATGTAAAAATTTGTAATCTTTTTGTATTTCTTGTAATGGTTTATTAGCCCATTCCATAATTTGACTAACGCCAGGAACTTTTGATGCGGCTGTAGTTACGGTGCTAAGAACTCCTTTAGCATCGCCAAGAATACTAGCCCAAACACTTTGAGAATTATGATCTTGTAAATGGTTCGCAAGTGCGTCAGCATATGGAGCAATGCTTTGAGTAGCAGCAGTTGTCATAACTGTATTTGCGTCACCTGAATTTATGGCATCAGCCATAACCTGTGGAGCCTTTTGGGCAACCTCAGCATGGTTTTTTACAGCGTTATTTGCTAAGTTAACATTGGGCGCAACGGATTGCGGTATAAGTGGCAGAGATTGATTAACTGACAATTACTGCCCCAATATGCTAGCAAGTCGCTTTAATTCTGGAGAAGCATCTGGATGAGATGCCAAAGATTGTACGGTTTGTTTTGCTGATGAACCACCAGATTGCATTGGCATACCACCTAATATTTCAGGTCCAGGTCCAGGCCCAAGTGGTGAGCCAGCAGTTACTGGTTCATTAGGACGCTGGGTTGGTGCTGTTAACGGAACAATAGGTTGTCTTTGCTGTACTTGTCCTTGTTGTGTAGCAGCAGATGCTACTGGTGCAGGAGCAGGGGAAGGATTTGGTGAAGAAGCCATGGGAGCAGATGCTTGTAAATCTACTAAATCTGCTGCGTCACCATAGTTAGGCATACCTGAGATATATCTAACTGCTTGCTTTGATGCTGGTCCGCCATCGGTTCTTTGGCTCATAGCCCCTGGGCCTGATTGCATAGCTGGTTTTGCTGGAGCTTGGTATCCGCCTTTTCCTGCCATAATCATTCACCCTCTTTTAATGTCTCAATGGTTCGTGCCGCATACTCGTGGAATGACTTTTGGTCATCTACGAAAGTTGCTTGTGTGTCAAACATATGTGTTAACACCGTAAAAAAATTTGATATAACTGTAAAGATGTCTGACATAGTGTCAGCGAGCAAGGCGAAAATATCCCAGACGCTTATTGTCCTAGGGCTATTCTCGCCAAACTCGTTTTCATTCAATGTTTACTTAGCTCCTGGGTTTGTACCCTTGGTGCCAGAAGGTTGTACAGAATAAACCTGTGTTGACTTACCTGTTGCTGCTGGTCCTGATTTTGATTGGATAGCAGTCTTTTGTGTTACCGCATCAGATGAACCGTGTCCACCTTGCTTTGCTGGAGAAGGTACCTTAGTTGTAAGGCTCGCCTTCATCATTGGTGATACTTTTGCCATTTATTTTCTCCTATAGGAAGTTTTGATCGCCAGGAACGTTAGACTGGCGACCTTCTGGAAACAGACGCAGCGAGTTGCGGCGATCCAGAAGATGAGAGTCCTGCAAGTAATGATTGCAGTGATGATGCTTGTGGGCCACCTTGAGGTGCAGGCATGCCTTGTGGTGCGCCACCTTGCGGTGGAGTAGGCTCCCCAGTAGGAGACTGTCCTGGGGCTTGTGCCTCACCAGCGCCTGCAACTTCTGGGGAAACTTGTTCTGGTGCTGGCTCAGGAGCAAACGCGGCAGCGATAACATCTTCAATGTTTTCACCAGCCTGACGGCCCTTGATTGCAGCGGCTATAGCAGTAATTGCTTTTGAAGGATCTTGTCCTTGCATAGCCATTGATGGGATTGCTTGAGCATAAGAAGCGACAGCTGCCATGAGTGAATCACGGAGCGCTTCTACTTCAACTCTTTCTTCTTCCATGGTGACGTTCATTTCCCATGGCATCTGACGACGTAGGAAGTCGCGTGAGATTAACTTATCGCCACGGGCTTGAAGTCCAAATACTAAAGCACGGTTTGGATCTAGTCCAGCCATCATGCCGTATGAAACATCGCACCAGTAATCGCCTTGAATATCTTTAGTAGGTGTGTAGGTAATCTCATAAGGTGCGCCAGCATTTACGCCACGCACTTCTATTTCAACATTACCAAATAGTTTTTCATCCATCATAAAACAAAGGCGCATTACGTGGCGGAAAGTTTCTGCAAACACTGCTTGTGCAGTTTTAACCTGAGTGTCAAAGCCACCCATAAGTGCTTCTACGCCACGACCTGTAACAATAGAACCTGATTGCTGTCCTAGTCGGCCTTGTGGGTAACGCGCACCTACACGTAGTTCTTGAT